CATAACTGCGTATGAAGTGTTGTTTAATGTTCCTGCAGTAGCTTTAGCATTAACTGCTCCAGATACTCCAGAATCTACAACATCAGACCTAATTGGAGAGAAAAATACTACTACGTCTTTTCTCTTTTTTGCAATTGCTGCTAATTGATTATAATAAGTTGTTGCTTCGGCTCTCGTTGCAACATCCGTTCCCGATCCATTATCGGCTAATGGTGTGCCTGAGACCATCAGAGCTATGTCTTGATTGTCTGCACTGCCAAAATGTGTATCCCATGCTGTAATTTTTTGACCTGTAGTTGGTAGACGTTGGGCTGGCCATGTGCCAGTTCCATCGGCTCCATCAGTAAATGATCTAACTTCTGGTAAAGTTCCTACACCAAATGCTAAAGCAGATGTCCTTGCAGACATATCTGTTCCAGCACTACTAAACGTACTAGGGTGGTCTAACCAGTAAATGTAATTACTTGAATTTTCAATTACACTAATATAATAGTTAGTTGCACCAAAATCGTCTTTTGCATCTGAACCTTTAGATACTTTTTCAAATTTTTCTAAAACTGTACCTGTAACTCCAGAGATTTTTCCATCTTCATCAATTACAACAATATGCATTTCATCTAGCGTGATTGCTGATGTTTGTGCAGTTGCGTAAGCTGATGTTCCCGGTGCACCGTTGAACAAGTTTGCAAATTCCCATTCTCTAGTTACAGCTGCGCCACTTGCAACGGCGACAACTAATCCTAGATTAGAATCATTTTCTTGTGCAATAGTGAGATCACCAGCACCAGACGAACCTGAATCAAAACCAATTGCAGAAACTTTATATCTAGTAAGATCAGACCCAATTGCAGTGATAATATCACCTACTGCAAATTGTTGGGCTTGTGTGACCCCAATAGACGTTGCTGCTATTGCTGAAACAGCATTAGTTTGATATTGAGCTGATGTACTTGCACTTGTATCGTTTGCTTCAAATGCACGTGAACCACCACAAGAACTAATTTTTAAAGAATTACCTAAGTGGCCTGCATATCTAGCGCCGTATTCACCGACACTTGCAGAACCATCATTATAATTATCTCTATAATGAGTTAAGTTTTTAATTAATAAACTTTGTCCTGATGTTGTTGTTGCGTTTACTTGGCCTGCTGTCAGGCACCGTACTACTTTTAAGTCAATACCATAGTCTAAAAACATCGCAGCAGGGAAAAAATTCTCTGCATAGCGATTAGTATTAGCTACGGGTTCTCCAAATATAGTAGCAAGTTGTTTCCCAGAAGTTATTGTTGTGACTTGATCAACTGGACCCCAGCCGAAATGTCCAACATAAGCTCCGGTAGAACTTGATACCGCAGGAATAACATTAGTAGCATCTATTTCTTGAACCAGTACACCTGGCGAAACTTGAAATGCCATTTTATTATCTCCTAATTTTCTTTTATTTCGAAATAAAATAAAAATAATTTAATGATAAGATTATTCCTATCATTAAACAGTATTTATAATTTAGTAAACTTTAGACTCTCCAACAACGGTCCAAACATCACCACCTTCTACATAAACTTCAGGTTCTAGGTCAGGTTTCGAGAAAATTCCGGGTGGAACTATATCATCTTCAATCTGTCTTTGTTGTTCATCATATAATAATTTCTTTAATTCTAAATCTGTTAAACTTTCAAAAAATGGTGTTGTTATAAACCATGAAAATAACACCAAATTCATTACTAAATCATCATGGTTACCGCCATCAGCTTCCCATGATTGTCCTTTTGATACAAATGTTATTAATTCATTGATTGTGAATTTATCTACTATTTGTAACTTATTTTCTTCCATGACTTCTTTAAGTGTAGCACATCCTCTATGCTTCGTCTTTTTCGTCATAGTTACACCAATTCCTGATGCTTTTACTGTTGATTGTGTAAATACATGCTCATATTCAATATCATAATAAAGTTGATTACATACAATCTGTCCTTGATCATTATTCTCTATAATAACTAATGCATCATTATACATCTTTGCGTATCTATGTATGATGTCAGGAAATAGTAATGGAGATATCATGTTATCTCTATAGATAGCTACCTGTTTAAATGGATCTTCTGTTATATCTATAATTGAAAATGTTGAATAATCTTGACCCCTACCTTTAGCCGTATCAACACACATAATGTAAATATGATCTACGACAGGCTCATCATATAAATATGTGTTTTGTTTAAACCAAACAGGATCATGTGCCTGTAACCCAAGTAGTGTATTTGCATTAATAAGAGTATTACCTGTTCCCAAGAATGAATTACCAAATTCTTGTTCAAATTGTAGTTCAGAAGTATTTGCAATTGTCATTGCTTTCCATGCATCATCTCTACCAGGAACATCTCTCCAATGCACTTTAAAATCTTTGTATTCGTTTTTTTCTTGTACAGCTCCTTCGTAAAGTTTATGATACATATTTCCTATACCATTAGCCGTTGAAGTTATAATAACTTTTGATTGGCCACCAGATGTTACAACAGGATATGTTGATGTATAGAACTGTTCAGCATTTTCTACAAACGCAAACTCATCAAGATACAATAAGTTTACAGACAGTCCACGAATTGAGTTAGCTCCTGTTGCAGAAGCTATAATTCGACTTTCGTTTTCAAACTCTATTGAACCTCTATTTAATACTTTTGTGCCTGGTTGTAAGAAAAATGGAACATGCTCTAACATAGTAGTAATTCTAGTCAACATTTCTCTTGCAATTGCACCTTTGTTTGCTAGAATAGCTATAGTTTGTTCAGGTTGAAATAATAAATACCAAAGAAGGAAAGCACAAGCTGTAATAGATTTACCAGACTGTCTACATGCTAAAACAACACTAAATCTGTTTTCGTCAAAATGGTCTATGAGCTCTCTTTGATAATCATAGAGTTTGAATTTGATCAAACCTTCATCAAGAGAAATAATTTTTACATAGTTTTCTATAAAATGTATAGGACTTTCCATACATTTTTTGTATTCTAATATCTGTTCTTCTGTCCATTCGGCTTGGACACCAGTTCTTTTGACATTGATGTTGCCCAAATATCCTGTATTCTTATGAACCATTATAACTCCAATCGGGGAACTTATCCTTGTGCATGGTCTTTTAATATTCTTTGTAATTCTGTTGATGAGCCAACAAAAAGATTGTTATTAACTTTGTTTGGCATAGTATTGTCTCTATCTAATTCTTTCATTTTAGCCTGTAAGTCTATTAATTTTTCTGTTGTTTCACTAACAGTCTTGATTAATTGTCCAGCTACTTCATATACTCTTGGGTGTTCTGACTCTCTTGCTATGTCTAGAATGCCCTCTATTGCGTCCTGACCGCGTTCTACAAGACCGTAAAACACTTCCCGACTATACTTGTAGTCTGAAGTTTGTTCTTGACTCTTATCATTGTGTTGTAGTATGGTTGGAAGATTTTTTTCAGCTTCTACAATTTCTCCTTTAATACCAAGAAGTTCGTCTAATTTTTCATCAACTTTACTCATACTATGTATTTATGATTATTTAGGATCGCTAGATTTATCGTCTGAATATGTTATTTCAGGTGAATCAAAGAAATTAGTAGTTTCATTGTATGTAAATGTAGAATCAGGGTCAGCATCTGGTGGATTAGGAGTTATAATATGTTCTCCAACTCTACCTGCTGTGTCTGTATTTGAAATATCTCCTGTACCTGTTTCTATATAAGTTCTAGCTTTAACTGTTCTAATAACTTCTGAATCTGTAACAGGTCCATAAATGTAATTCTTCATAGTAAAACTAAGAGTATATATTAATTGTTGTCTGGTAGTAAAATCACCTTCATATTCATCAGTTTGATTTATACTTGTTAAAATAATAGGAATATCTCTTGTTTCATTCATGTCTGGAACAGTATGAATTGTAACTGTATAATCAGGTGTAAAATAAGGAAATATTTGTTCTATAATTTGTAATCCATCATCAGTATTTTTTACTAATACACTTAACTCAAACCCTATATTATAAGGAGCTGGTGCATATTGAGATTGCATTACTGTTGGGTCTGAAGTTTTAGCTTTCTTATATTGTGTCTTTTTAGATAATTTTCTAGTTGCATCATACTCGATAGAAGATATTTCAAAACCCATTCGTGGTAATGATATTGCCGTTCTAGGAGTTCCACTAAGTCCCAACTCGGGTTGTTGTTGTAATCGTGCTATCCATTTTTGTCTAGGACCATACGCTAAAGGAACCTTCATAAGAGTTCCATCAGCTCTTTTAATACTGATATTATTAAACAATGTACCAAAGACTGATACACTTCGTTTAATTGTTTCGTGATAAAAATGATCTCCAAACATTATGTGGCCTCACCAAATGGATTACTTTCAGAGAAATCTATAATTCCGTCTGCATCAGTTTCTAAGTCAAGATTAAATGCACCTGGATCAGTAGATAATGTTAAGTCACTTGCAATTGATATAATATTTCTTCTTGAAGCTAAACTGTCTTCTACTACTATATAATCAAACGCTGTAGAATCGGTAGTTGTCTGCATGTTCCCGTAATACGTGGTAGTTCCATCTTCAAGTAAGAATGAGTTACTGTCAGCATCAAGAATGTTGTCAGTACCTGAAGTTCCATCTGTTATAAAAGACGGAATCACTACTAAAGCTGTAGCATCTTCAAAATCAATAAAGTATCCTTCTTGTCCTGCACCAGCCATTACAATTCTATCTCCTTCAGAAGTAGCTTCCATTTCAATATTTCCATCAGCAGTATCTGTTGTTAAGAAAGAACTATATGTAGCAGGATCGCCTGTATCTGTTGTTTTGAGAGAAGATACTGTTAATTTATTTGTGTCTTCACTCCAAGATGATACAATACCTGATATAACTATACCAGGATATACCATTTGAGAAACACTTTCTCCTTGTACAAAATCTCTTAAAGTAGGTGTATCTGCCAAGGTTAATTCTAGCGCTGCAGCCTGTGCCAATTCAATATCTGTATCAAGTGCCTCAACTTCTGTATCAAATTTCTCACCAGAGTATTCAAATAAGTCACAAGACATTTTAAATACAAACATTTTACCTAATTGGTAAAACGGATTTTCATGTTCTACAAATTTTATCTCAAATAAACTTTGTGATAATGGAAAATAGATAAGATCACCTTCATTAGGTCTCAACCCTGTTGCAAGGTTGACATCTAATGAAACAAATCGTTCCCAACTTCTTCTTGATATAACAAAAGTAGCAGAATCTCTTACTTCTACACCGAATTTAGAATATAAATCACCTTCTCCTTCAAACCCTTCAATCCCTTCAAGATACATTTCAACTTCATATGCATCTTCAAAACTAGAATTGGCGGCTTCTCCAAGTATTGTATCTTCGTTTACTATTTTTCTAGGCAAGTAATATACATTGTGTCCATACATGCGTAAGGATTCAACAACTAAATCTTCAACTAGATTTTGTTCAGTTTGTACTGCTTGATTAAAAAATACGTTTGTTGGCATATTATTCCTCTATCTCTACCCAATTAGTTGTTGCTTCATTCCATGTATACTCTTTACCATCGTCTGGTTTATCTACTGGAGCTTCCCATCGACAAGTATCTTCGTTTAAAGTCCATGAGTTATATACTTTAGGCGGAATAAAAGCATCGCGTTCTGTGTCGAATACATATCCAACCCCCGCGTAGTTTTTACGAAAAGCCTTGCTCTGATCTTCAGAAGGATCTCTACTATTTGGTTCATAATGAATCCCGCCATGTGTATTATATGAAGTCTGACGATAGGTATCACCAGTACGAGCGCAGAGTTGCAATTCTTGTCCATCATCTTTACCAACTGTGACAAAAACCACAGTTCCTAAATTATCTATTTTTGCAAAATGTGCCATATTTTCTCCTTAACTGAACGATACCGTTTCGCTAGTTGTTGATGTTGCGGTTACCGTATAAATTTTGTAGCCAGAAATGCCTGTATATGCAGTTGTTCCAGTAACACCACCTGAAAATGTAGCTGTGAAAGAATCAGCTATTTTTAAGATTACTACACCAGAACCGCCTGAACCACCGTCATTATTACCAGTTTGGCCACCAGCACCGCCGCCTCCACCAGTGTTTACGGTTCCTGCAGTAGCTGCAAGGTTATTAGCACCAGCGTTGCCTCCACCTCCAGCACCTCCAGCTCCGTGTTTACCAGCAGCTGCATATGCATTAGTACCACCACCACCGCCACCAGCTCTTGTTACAGCAGAACCACTAATTGAAGATTCTATACCATCACCACCATCACCTGCCTCCTCACTAGCTTCACCAGTGCCGCCTACAGCATTCGCACCTCCGCCGCCACCGCCAGCATAGCCTCCACCACCTGCTGAAGCACCTCCTGCGTTACCTTGTCCTGCAGTTCCTGCTCCAGCGCCGCCGCCATCTTTACCACCGCCGCCACCTGAGCCTCCTGAAAGTCCATCATGCGTGGGGTAGTAACCCCCACCGCCGCCACCTACAGATGTGATAGAGCTAAACACCGAATCACCTCCGTTTGTACCATTGGCAGTTGAGATGTTTCCTGCCGCGCCACCAGCACCT